ATTCAGAAGCACAATCTATTTCATTTCATGGTACTTCTGGTAAAGGTGGATTTTCACCTGGTACAGCTACAAGAGATAATGTAAGATTAGCTATAGGACAAATTACAAATGGTATCTATGGTATGATAGGGTACGATGGTTCTGGTAATACACTTCTCGAATTAAGTGAAACACAAAATGTTATAGCCGGTTGGTCAATTAGTGAAGAGACACTTGGTAATGATTATATGGCGTTATCTGGGTCAGCTTCAGATGGTTCGGACGCTCCAAGAATTAGAATGGGTGAGAGCAAGACTGTACATCGAATGTTTATTGGTAATCTTGGAGACATTCATGGTGTAGGTAGTGATGCATGGGGCCTTCGTGGGTTTGATGGTACTGGTATAACCGCGGACGATGTAATTGTTGAGGTAAGTAATCAGAAAGCTCGTCTCGCTGGCTGGGATATGAGTCCAGGAAAGTTAGAGAGTGGTACAGTTGCTAGAATAGACGGAAATACCGCTACAATAGCTCTTGGTACTAATGCTACTACTCATACAAGTACCACACCACAACCTTCATTGTTTTTTGTAAGTGCATCAGAAGAACCAATCTTTTTTGTTGGTGAAAATTTTAGTTATGTGAATGATGTATTGACTGCTGGTGGTTGGAAGATTGGTAATCAGATGATGTCGAGTTCAGTTTCAGCAGATACTGATGGTATAATAATAGATGCTGAAGCTAAAGTCATAACATTTCATGGTGCCGATGGTAAAGATTCATTTTCACCTGGTACAGCTACAAGAGATAATGTAAGATTAGCGATAGGACAAGTTGCGACAGATATTTATGGTATGATAGGATACGATGGTTCTGGTGATACACTTCTCGAATTAAGTGAAACACAAAACTTAATAGCGGGTTGGACTATTAGTTCATCTTCAATTGCTAATGGAACGAGGATGGTATTAGATGCGGGTAAAAGTTCAGTTAGTATAAATGATACTGTATGGGGAAATACTGGAGTTCAAATACAATATAATCTTGGAACACCAAGAATGTTTGTTGGTAAAAAAGGAGGCGGTTTTATCGAATTTGATGGGCAAAATGTTTCTATAAGTGGTTCTTCATTTCTACTTGGTAAGACAGGTACTGGTGGTCAATATCTAAGTGGTTCTGATGGTAAGTTAGAAATAAGTTCATCCACGTTTCACCTAAATTCGAGCGGAAACGTGACAATGACTGGTAAAATAACTTCTGAGACAGGAACTCTGGGTGGATGGGATATTCAAAGTGGATATGTGGAAAAAGATGGAGTACGATTAAATGCTGGAAATAATAATGCTTATATGGGTATTGGTATTGCTTCATATGCTACAGATGGTGGAATATTCCTTGGTGAGACAAGTACTGGACTTTATCAATTAAGTGCAGTTAATGGTACAAAACATTTAAAGTGGGATGGAACTAACTTAGAAATAAACGCCGGGAATTTCTCGTTAGATTCAAGTGGTAATGTAACCGCTACAAGTGTAGATTTAACAGGTGATATAACTGCAGAAAGTGGTTATATTGGAACGGAAGCTGATGGATTCACATTAACCAGTGAATATTTTACAAGTAATGCATCAAAAACATCGGTAACAAATACAACTGATGGTGTATATGTTGGAACAGATGGATTCGCCGCAGGAACTGGTCAACTTATTATGAAATCAAGTGGTCAAATATCTGGTTCAACCTTTAAATTTTCAGATAACTTGAGTGGTGACGTATCAGCTGCGAGATATGGAGACGCAAGTTTTGACAATTACGTATATAATGATGGTAGTTCGTTCAATATACAAACAGAAGCGTTTAATTTAAATACTGCTAATATAGTAATTAGTAGTAGTAATAATGGTGTTATAGCATTGGGTAGTACACCACCAACAGATTATATTGGTGTTGGTGCTAATAGGAAAAAAGGATTTTACGTAAGTGGACTTGGTAGTTTACTAATTGGTAACTCAGATGGGGGTAGAATACAATACGATTATAGTACTGAAAATCTTATAATGAGTGCATCAAGTTTCATGTTAGGAAAAGGAAGTACTGGTACTGGTGGTCAATTTATTAGTGGTTCGCCAACTGGTGGTGGAACGATTGAGATAAGTTCAAGTAATTTTCACTTAACTAAAGCTGGTAATGTTACAATGGCAGGCACAGTTTCGGCGAGTGCTGGTGATATAGGTGGATGGTACATTGGAACTGATGAGATTTCTGCGACATCGGCGTCAGGGTATGGTTCAACACTTGATACTATTGCTTTAAGTAAAGATGAATTAGCATTATATGTAAAAGATAATGATACCAGTCAATATGTAGCTAAATTTGGTAAGTTTGTATTGGATTCACCGGCCACCGTGGGATTATTATTTCCAAGTAGAGTTCCAAATGGCGGATTTGAAAATGCTACACATTGGACATATGATGACCAAGGTTATTATCAAAATGATGGCCCAGAAAGGTCGTCTGGTGGCCCGTCCGCTAGTGGTAGTTATGGTGCGTCTATGACATTTAATAATTTTAATACTCCCGAACAAGCATCAGAATAAATCCGCGTAATGTTTAAGTATATACAAATAGGAGTATAATATGGCGTCAATTAGTACACAAGCCGCAATTAAAAATGAGTTTGAATTAACTGGGAGTGGAGGTGAAGCTCCCATCGCACCAGGGTTAGCAGTAGCTGGTTCATTTTTATCCAAAGGAAGCAATAGTTCGGCACCGTATTGGACAGTTACATATGATATTTGGGGGTCACATGTGAGTGCTTCAACTACTACGTGGACAAAATTGTATGAAGCTTCGGGTAGTGCTGTTTCCACCAATTGGGCAAAATCATCATTTACATTTAAATCTCCAGTTACTGATGCTGACGGGACAACTGTTGCAGAATGGAATAAAATTTCATTTAGGGTAACTGGTTCATTAAGACGGACTGGAATATTTAGCCCTACCTATACTACTAGCGTGTATTTTGATGTCTTTAAACTGACGGCTAACAGACCACAAGTGCATGCGTCAGATGAGGGGATGTTGATTTATAATTCTGCAGAGAATTACATTAATATGACGGCAGAAGGATTAGAGATGGTCGGGGGTTCAGTTGAAGCTAATGATGTATATGCACCTTATATTAAGTCACCTGAATTTGTAGTACCAGACGGGGGAGTAATGACAGCCGAATCAGCATATGGGGCATTGACTATTAAAACAAGAGATGTTGGTATTGCAACATCAGCTTCAACGTTTGAAGCAGGTAATCTTATTTTACGAGGTGGAGAAGGTATGGGTATGGGTGATACTGGTGGTAATATTTATCTGATACCTGGTTCTGGTTCAATGGGCGATGGTGGAACATCTGGTGGTGGCCCAGTTGGTGTGGGAGGTGGAGTGGTTGTAGTTGGCCCTCATTCTACACCAAGAATTATTCTTAGTGGTTCTGTAGTTCCAACGCAGGGAAGTTTTGATTGTGAAATGCAATTCAAAGACCCACTTGGTGATAAGGGTGTTGCATTTTTTACAAAACAAACAACGGGCCTTGGTGCAGCGGGGTCAGGATTATTTAAAGTCGTTTGTCCAAATCTCGATGGTAGATTGTCGTTGGGAGCCGGGAGCTGGACGAGTAGTAACAATATTGTAATTGCTGAAAATGGTAGAGTAATAATCCAACCTACTGGTGGGGCTAACGATGTAGCCGCTTCAGCACTCTACGAGTTAAATGTAGTAGGAGATATTAATTATTCTGGTAATCTTACTAATGTTTCAGATAGAAGACTTAAAATAGATATAGAAGATATTACTGGTTCTTTGGAAGTAGTAAATAATTTGGAACCAGTTAGGTTTAATAAAATAGGATATCGAACTATAGTTCCCGATACTGGAAATCCAAGACTTGATGGTATGAATGTAACACAAACTTCAATGAGTGAAGATAATACGGTAATTACGGGTAGTAGAGTAGAAATTGGATTTATAGCACAAGATGTTTTACCATATGTACCAGAAATTGTAATGAGTGGTTCGGTAGGTGGACATTATAGTGTGGATTATGCAATGTTAACAACCCACTTGGTTGGAGCAATTAAAGAATTAAAAGCGGAAGTAGATGCATTGAAGAATGTATCACATTCACACACATAGATATAAAATGGAAAATAAAGTAATTGAATATCTTAAAAATGAAATTTATTTTAGAGTACAACCATCACCCGTACATGGTGTTGGTTTATTTGCTATTAAAGATATTCCAAATGGTACTAATATTATTGTAGAATTTCCACACGAATTTAGTGAGATGATAAGTAAGAGTAAATTGGTAGGTATTCATGAAAATGTTCTGAAGTTATTTAACGGGATGTATTATTCTACTGAAGAATTTCTAAGAATAAAATTATATCCATTTTTAAAACTTCATTATATTACTTTTATGAACCATTCAGACACACCAAATATGTATCTTTCTAAAGAAGATGGAGTTTATAGTGGAATTACTCTATCAGATATTAAGATTGGTGAAGAGATATTTGAAGATTATAGTAAATTGGCCAAATTAAGTAGAGGAGTTAAATAATGGCAAATTTAAGTAAAACAGGAATAACAGGCGGTTATTCGATAACACCCGCACATATAACTAATTTATATGATTGTTTAACAGGTGATATTTCATTTGATAATATCAATATAGCTAAATTTGAATATTTGAACGCAGGCGGAACAGCTGGTTCGGGTGGTTATGGTATTAGAGACAATAGTGGAACGATGGAATTTAAAAATACTGGTGGTGCATGGGCATCAATTGCTACTGGTTCTGGTGCGTCACTTTCAGCAGGTGGAGCCGATGGTAATATTCAATATAATGATGGTTCTGGTGGTTTTGCTGGTAGTTCTAAGTTTATATTTAACAGTACAGATAGAGGATTTGCCGTAGGTGATTTTGCAAGTACAAATAACAATACGTTTATTAGTATGTCAGATGTTAGTGGTGAAATAACATTAAATTCGATTGGCGTAATTACAAACGGTGATTATTCTGGATATTCGCTTGGTACGTATATGTCAATTGATGACCCGAATGAAATTACACGTATACAATGCGAGGGTACTACATTTATAGGTGATGATGACTGGGTTGGATATGGTAATGGTACACACATAGAAGTTAATGATGTTAATTTGTTGATAAGTATGAGTGCTACAAATGGAGTTATAGTAAGTACATTGGCGACTGGTTTGTCTATTGATGTTGGAGCGGATGCCAATGGTAAATTACAATTAAATGTGTCTGATTATAGATTAAAAAAGAATATTGAATCAATACCAAATGCATTAGATAAAGTTTTACATATGGATGGTGTTAATTTTGAATGGAAAGGTAAAAATGAAGGCAACGACCATTTTGCAGGAGGAACAGGAAAACGCATAGGTTTGATAGCTCAAGATGTTGAGAAAGTATTACCAGAAGTAGTATTTCAAAAGGATGGTTATTATGGTATGAATTATAGTCCAATAGTAGCTTTATTAGTTGAAGCTATAAAAGAACAACAACCACAAATGGATGAATTAATGGAAAGATTAGATAAATTAGAGAATAGTAATGGGTAATTTAAGTAAAACTGGAATATCTTCTGGTACTACAATAAATTCTACATATATAACTAATTTATATGATTTCTTCACTGGAACAACAGCATATGATAACATAAATATTGCTGATTGGGATTATATTAACGCTGGTGGTAATAAAGGTGAAAGTGGTTTTGGTTTTAAGAATAATAGTGGTACTATCCAAATCAAACCTAATCCCGATGGTACTTGGGGCGACTTAGCGGCAGGCGAAATTAAACCAAGTGGTAGTGCTGGTTCTATTGTTTTTAATGATAGTACTTCTTTTGGAGGAGATGATAAATTTTATTTTTCAACTCTATTAACCTCCGCGGTATTCCAAGTTGGTGATACTAATCATACAGACAATAAAACTAAGATTAGTATGTCAGATGATACTGGATTGTTAGAGTTAGCACATATTGGAGTGTCGGCTCAAGGAGACTCGACAGGTATGTCACTTGGTTCGTATATAACTGTTGATGATGTTAATGAAGTAATAAGAATACAAAGTGAAGGTAGTGTAATTATAGGTGATGATGATTGGATTGGATATGGTAATGGTACACACATAGAAGTTAATGATGTTAAACAACAAATTAGTATGAGTTCCACCCTTGGAGTATCAGTTTCTACTTTATCTACGGGTGGCGGTATTTCAGTTGGAGCGGATGCATATGGAACTCTGAATACATATGCGTCTGATTATAGATTAAAAAAGAATATAGAACCAATAGAATCTGCATTAGATAAAGTTCTTGGTATAACTGGTGTTAACTTTGAATGGAAAAGTAAAGAAGAGGGGAATGACCATTTTGCAGGAGGAACAGGAAAACGCATAGGTTTGATAGCTCAAGATGTTGCGAAAGTATTACCAGAAGTAGTATTTAAAGAAGGGGAATACTATGGTTTGAACTATTCGCCATTGGTATCGTTGTTGATAGAAGCAGTAAAAGAAAGACAGAAACAAATCGAAAATCTTAAAGAAAGACTCAATAAATTTGAGTAATGATATTTATATATAGGGAAATCCAATACATAGGAGTTAAAATGTTAACAAAATTTGAAGATATAATAGAAGTGGTTTTAGAGCACGAGGGTGGATATGTAAATGACCCGAAAGACCCTGGTGGCGAGACAAACTTTGGTATTGCGAAGCGTTCACACCCTGACGTAGATATAGCCAATCTAACTAAAGATGGTGCTAAAGAAATCTACAAGGAACATTATTGGGTTAAGAATAAAGTAGAATCTCTGTCAGAAGAGTTGCGTCACATTTACTTTGATATGTGTGTAAATCAAGGTAGAGGAAGAGCAGTAAAGATTTTACAACAAACTGCTAACGCTAAAGGAGCAGGATTAAAGGTAGATGGTGGAATGGGGCCGATGACGATAAGAGCAATGGATGGTGTTGAGTTAGATAGAGTTCGTGCATATCGTGTTAAGTATTATGCCGATTTAGTAACAAGAAAACCAGATTTGGAAAGATTTTATTTTGGTTGGTTTAGGAGAGCATTGGAAGTTTAATGTTAAGAAAACTTTTAAAAGAAATAATAAAAATTGAACTTCGAGAGTTTCTCGAAGATACAGGGAAACTTTGTGTTGTTCTAATGGGATTACCAGCCGCTGGGAAGTCAACTTGGATTAATAATGAAGCAAAAACCTATATACCAGGATTTACAGGGTATAGTGTAACTAATTCTGATGCACAAGTACAAGCTTTACAATATGATACTGCAATGTTACATTATAATCATTTAATAAAGGAGATAGATAGTGAAAGACGTTTTCAAGAGTTTATACTTCAGACAACTTATACTTCTAATAGAGGTAAACAAATAAGTTTACCAGTTGATTATGGTTGGTGGGAAGAAAATAAGAGTAAGGGTGCTAGTTGGTATTATAAACAATTATATAAATCATATTATGCGTCATATTTTGATATAAGAGATATAGCAAAGAAATATGAAAAGGATTTGTTTAATACTAAAATACATAAAGCTGGAAAACTTCTTGTAATAGATACTGTCGCGTCAAAACCACCAAAAATTTTAGGTAGATTGAAAAAAACTCGTCAACAAGGATATCATAATATTATTGTTTATTTAGAAATACAATCAGATTTAGCTGTAGCAAGAGATAAGTGGAGAGAAAAAAATAAAGGTAGAGGCGTAGGAGCATCTATAATTGATAATTATGCTAAAAATATGAGTTCCGCGTATAAAGTTTATAAAACAGAAGGAAAAGATGATAGTGGGTTAGTTGACAGATTAATGTATTTTAAATGGTATCCGGCCGGAGCATCACCAATTAAGGGTGTTTGGAAAAAATTGGAAGATAACCGATATTCTATTAAAAGAAAAATAAGAAAATTGAGGGAGAAATGAATTGAACGGAATGCAAAAACTTGTTGAAAGTGTTGTTCGAGACACTATCGGTGAAGCCTCAGACCCACAATCAAACACAGCACCAAAGAAAATAGAACAAGTAGTTGGTGTTTATGTTGGTAGATTTCAACCTTTTCACGTTGGTCATTTTAACACTTATAATGAGATGGTTAAACAATTTGGTAAAGGTAATGTTTTTATAGCTACGTCAAATGTTAGTGGTGGTGATAGACACCCATTTAATTTTAAAGAGAAACAAAAAATTATTAGTAAAATGTATGGTATAAAGAAGAGTTCTATTGTTCAAGAAAAGAATGTTTATTCTCCAGTTAATATTTTATCCAAGTTTGATTCAGAAACTACAGCTGTAGCGGTAGGTTTAGGTAAAAAAGATTCTGGTAGACTTGGTGGTAAGTATTATAAGAAATTTACTGGAAAAAATATGAAGGGTTTCGAGAAAGAAGGCTATATTTATATAGTACCAACGTTTAAGTTAAAAGTTGGTGGTACTACTATAAGTGGAACAACAGTTAGGAAGATATTGGGTTCGCCTGATATAGATGAAAATAAAAAGAAAAAATTATTTAAGGTTATTTTTGGTAAGTTTGATAATTCAATGTATGATTTTATAACGAATAGAGTAATGTTTGACCATATAAAGCTAGATGGTGTATTATTAACAAAAGAAATGCTTGGTAAATTTTTTATAGAGAATAATGTAAAAGATATTTTAAAAGAGGCTTCAACAATTACGACTACTAATTCGAAGAGGGGTGCAAATGCAGGTGGTGGAGCTCCAGATGATGGGCCAGGAACGTTCTACCAAAATTTTTCGGATTATTATAGAGTATCAAAAGATGCAGTTCCTTGGTTTATGCAAAAAACAGGTTGGAGTGTTGTAGAATTTTTGATTAAAGATAAAGAAGAAGAAGTTTTAGACCCCGATATGGATTTTACTATGATTAGGAATCCAATCTCAGCTGCGACATTTGGAAGAGCTGGTTCTATACCAGGTGATAAACAAGTAATGAAAAAATATAAATTAAGATTAAGTAGTGTGTTAGAAAGACTTGGATGGGAAATAATCAAGTGGATGGGTACAGATAGTAAAGGTGTTCAAATATCACAAAAACCAACTAATGAATATGGTAAAGGTAAAACTACGTGGTCTTCTAAAGGAACTAAACATGAGAAAGCTACATTATCAACAAATGCTGATATGAGTGATGCGGGTTTACCAGTTAAAAAACAAAAACCAGACGATGAAATTGGTCAATTAAATTTAATTGATAAACAGAAAGGTATTGGATGGAAAGGTTTAAACGAAAAAATAGATATAGTTGATGAAGTAAAACAACTAATACTTGAAGGTGGCGCATATGGTCATTTAGCTCACCCATTTGATGATAATAATTTAACATTTAGAGATTTTAGAACAATAATTACTAATACTTTAAAAGGAGAGATTAGTAAAGAGAAACCAGCTACTGAAAAGACAGATGGCCAGAATATAATGATAAGTTGGCGAGATGGTAAACTTATAGCCGCCAGAAACAAAGGACATTTGAGAGATAGGGGTGCTAGTGCTCTAACTACCGCCGGGATTAGTAAGATGTTTGCAGGTAGAGGTGATTTACACACAGCGTTTAGTATGGCTATGAAAAATTTAGAAACCGCTATAAGTGCTCTTAGTGACGCCCAAAAAGATAAAATTTTTAAAGAGGGTGAACAATTCATGTCTTTGGAAATTATCTATCCAAAAACAGCTAATGTTGTACCATATGAAAAATCATTGTTAATATTCCACGGCGTAATTCAGTATGATGAGATGGGAGCTCCAATTGGGGATATGTCTTCATTCGCTCGTATGTTAGCAGGTATGATTAAACAAATTGATAAAGATGTACAAAGTGAATTTGCAATTGAATATCCACCAGTAGTAGAATTACCAAAAATAAAGGATTTTTCAAAACGTAAAAAATATTATATTGGTAAATTAAATTCTTTACAGAAAAAGTATAAGTTAAAAGCTGGTAATACCTTGGGTGATTATCATCAAGCGTTTTGGACAGACTATATTACTAAAGCTACAAAGAAAACAAAGACTAAATTACCAGAAAGTGTGTTTATTAAATTAGTTAAACGATGGGCTTTCTTTGATAAGTCATATAAGTTATCACAAGTTAAAAAAGATTTAAAGAAATTTCCAAAGTTTTTAGATTGGGTGTTAGAAACCGATAAAGAAAACCACAAAGAAATATATAAAGACAATATTTTACCCTGGGAAGAATTATTTTTAGGACTTGGCGCAGAAATAATGTTGAATATGACACATTTGTTGACTGCTAACCCAGAAGCTGGTGCGTTGAAAATTAAAAATGATTTGGAATCTACTATTAAGGCTATTCAAAGTACTGGTGATTTAAGTTTGATAAAAAAATTAGAAGGTCAATTAAAAAAATTAGAAGCAATAGGTGGATTTGGTTCAATCGTTTCATCAGAAGGTATAACATTCACGTATGGTGATAAATTATATAAGTATACTGGTACTTTTGCACCAATCAATCAAATTTTAGGTTTATTAAAATACATATAGGATAATTATGAGTGATTTTGGAAAAAGTGGAAAAGAACGAGTTCGTGAATATAAAGCGATGGAATCTATTCTAAGAGGCGAGACTCCCGAAAAAAGAATAATAGTTGGATATAAGGGCAAGAAGAAAAAGCTCACAGGAGAAACAATACAGGGGCATTTGACAGATATCATGAAGGAAGTTAGAATGCCTTGGTTTTGTCCTGAGTGTAAGAAGACGATGAAAGCTAAAGTAAATGATAAGATGTGGAGATTATTTGGTCATTGCTTTGATTGTCAAGTAAAAATTGAAAATAAACTTCGTATTGAGGGTAAATATGAAGAATGGGCTAAAAAGAAAGTTTTGTTGAATCAACGTTCTTTTGTAACTGAACAATTAGAGGGTGTTGAAGAGTGGAAAACCCAAGGAGATGTAACTTTTTATAATCAGGTTAATCCAGATGGTCATACCATAGAAAAGGAAACTTGGAGTACAGATAAAGAACAATTAGAAAAACTTGCAACTGAAGCAGTGGACAATTATACTGATTTATTAGAAAGAATTAATTTAGAATTATTAAAATTAGATAATGAAGGAGTAAAAAATGGCAGTAACATCAATAGCTGAGTTAAAAACGAAAATACAAACTCTTAGTGGTAATAAGAGGGAGAATTTACGTAATTCAATTTATTTGTCAACAATAGCAACAGAATTGCAAACCGAAATAGTAGATTTAGAAGCTTCGACAGCTGATGCGGATTTAGTTTCTCAAGCTAAAACATACTTGACTAAAATACAAACACAATATACGAGTTCAGTATCATAAATGAGTAACTCAGGAGACTTAAAAAAGTTAATTAGGTCTGAGTATGTAAAATGTGCTAAAGACCCAGTATACTTTATGAAAAAGTATTGTATGATACAGCACCCAATAAAAGGTAAAATACCGTTTCATCTCTGGGATTTTCAAGAAAAGACATTGAATGATTTTAAAGGTCATGAACTTAATGTAATTCTTAAAGCAAGACAATTAGGTATGTCTACCTTGACGGCCGGATATTCATTGTGGATGATGACATTTCACGAAGATAAAAATATTCTTGTTATAGCTACAAAACAAGATACGGCGAAAAATCTTGTAACTAAAGTTCGTGTAATGCATGCTAATTTGCCAACGTGGTTAAAACAAAGTTGTGTAGAAGATAATAAATTGTCATTAAGATATAGAAATGGTTCACAAGTTAAAGCCGTAGCTAGTTCAGATGAAGCGGGTCGTTCAGAAGCGTTATCATTACTTGTTCTCGATGAAGCGGCGTTTATTGACAATATTGATAGGATATGGGCAGCCGCGTCACAAACATTGTCTACAGGTGGTCAATGTATTGCATTGTCTACACCGAATGGTGTTGGTAATTGGTTTCATAGAATATGGATGGACGCCGAAGATGGTATTAATGGATGGAACTTTATTAAGTTACATTGGACAATACATCCAGAACGGGGGGAGGAATGGAGAGCTAAACAAGATACTTTATTGGGGCCTTCCTTAGCGGCACAAGAATGTGATTGTAGTTTTATAACATCTGGTCAAACGGTAATAGATGGGATGATTATAGAAGAATATAGAGAAACTCAAGTGAAAGAACCAATAGAACGTAGAGGATTTGATTCAAATATGTGGGTTTGGGAGTATCCAGATTATTCTAAAGATTATGTTGTTAGTGCAGATGTTAGTAGAGGTGACGGCTCCGATTTTTCTGCGTTTCATGTATTTGATATTGAACAAATGGAACAAGTTGCAGAATATAAAGGTAAAATTGGAACTAAAGATTTTGGTAATATGTGCGTTAGTGTAGCTACAGAATATAATAAAGCTTTATTGATTGTTGAAAATAATAATATTGGTTGGTCTGCTATACAAACCATAATAGATTCAGAATATCCAAATTTATTTTATACATCAAAGGATTTAACATATGTTGATACAGCCAGACAGATTACAAATAGGTATAGAAGTACTGATAGAAACATGGTGCCTGGATTTAGTATGACTTCCAAGACAAGACCACTTGTTATTGCAAAATTAGATGAATATTTTAGAGAAAAGTCAGTTAAAATTCATTCGCAAAGATTAATTGATGAGTTGTTTGTATTTATATATAAGAATGGTAAAGCTATAGCTATGACTGGATATAATGACGACCTTGTTATGAGTTTAGCAATAGGTTTGTGGGTTAGAGATACTGCATTAAGATTGAGAGCAGAAGGTATAGAATTAACAAAACGTTCATTGGACTATTTTCAATCACATCAAGCTATATATGATGAAGGTAGTGAACATGAAAATGATTCTTGGAAGATGGATGTTGGTAAAGAACAAGAAGATTTAACTTGGTTAATAAAATAATAAGAGGGTAACATGGCAGATACAAGTTTAAGAAGTAGACTAAAAAGACTATTTTCAACAAATGTGATTGTAAGGCATTCTGGTGGAAAGACTTTAAAAGTAGCTGACACAAATAGAGTACAAGCTATAAATAAAGATATCACCGATAGATTTACTAAATTATATACAAACATGGCAAATATAGGTTATGGTACTAAAAATAATATGTTCCAATCATCGCAACGAATTGGTTTATTTCAAGACTATGAAACAATGGATGCAGACCCTATAATATCATCAGCACTTGATATTTATGCAGACGAATCAACAATGCGGTCTGAGTATGGTAAGATATTAGAAATACATTCCCAAGATGATAATATTAATGATATTTTACAGAATTTATATTATGATATTATTAATATAGAATTTAATTTATGGCCATGGATTCGTAATATGTGTAAGTATGGTGATTTCTTTTTACAACTTGAGATACATGAAAAATATGGAATTACAAATGTAGTTCCACTATCTGCATATGATATTACCAGAGTTGAGGGAGAGGATGAAACCAATCCACATTATGTAAAATTTGTTGTGGAAGGTGGACAAAGTGTGCATACATATTCGGCAGGTAAAGCTGACAATGAATTTGAAAATTATGAGATAGCACATTTTAGACTATTATCAGATAGTAATCTTTTACCATATGGTAAGTCTATGGTTGAAGGTGCTCGTAAAGTTTGGAAACAATTGTCACTTATGGAAGATGCTATGTTAATACATCGTATTATGAGAGCACCAGAGAAGAGGATATTTAAGATTGATATTGGTAATATACCACCAAATGAAGTTGATAATTATATGCAACGTATTATTAATAAGATGAAGAAAGCACCAGTTATAGATAAAGATACAGGCGATTATAATTTAAAATATAATATTCAAAATTTAACTGAAGATTTTTTCTTACCAGTACGTGGTGGAGATAGTGGAACTGAAATAACTGAAGCTCCTGGGTTATCATATGAAACAGTAGATGATATTGAATATTTGCGAAACAAAATGTTAGCCGCTTTAAAGATACCTAAAGCGTTTCTTGGTTATGAAGAAGAGTTGAACGCAAAAGCAACTTTAGCCGCAGAAGATGTTAGGTTTGCACGTACCATTGAAAGACTTCAAAGAATTGTTGTTAGTGAGTTAACAAAAATTGGTATTGTTCATTTATATTCACAAGGATATTGTGATGCAGACCTTGTTAATTTTAGTTTGAAGTTGACAAATCCATCTATGATATATGAACAAGAAAAAATAGAGTTGTGGTCAAGTAAAGTTGATTTGGCTGGAACTATGAAAGATAATAAACTTTTATCAACAGAATTTATATATGATAAAATTTTTGGATTTTCTGACCAAGAAAAAGCAAATGAACGATTACAAATCATTGATGACCAAAAACGACAATTTAGATATGAAGCTATTGAACAAGAAGGTACAGACCCAGCCGCGGAAGGTGGCCCTGGAGAGGATGAGTTTGGTGAAGATGATTTGACATCGCCAAAAGATGATGGTATGCATAGAACTGGAGATGAACTTGGGCCAGAAGGTGGTTCACCAAAAGGTGGGTGGAAAGGTGCAGGTAGACCAAAAAGACCAGCTAAATTTGGTAAAGATGGTTCGGCTAGAGGAAGAGACCCGCTCGGAGTTGTTGATATGAAAAAAGGTGGTTCGTCATTAGCTTTAGCTCACTTTGAGAGGTTGAAAAAGTCAATGGGAAAGAAAGATTTACAATTATTACAAGAAACAAACTCTTTAGAAGAAGAGTATAAACGAGAAGTAAAAGATACTTTAGATAACGATAAATAAAGTTCTTCTATATTTATAATTGTGTTATAGTACAAAAATTAATTGGAGTAACAAATGAGTTCACTTATAAAGCATTTAAAAATTAAAAATACTGGAATATTGTTTGAGTTGTTAACCAGACAAGTTACCGCTGATATTATGAAAGATGCAAAGAAATCCACCGCCGTTATGTTGATTAAGAAATATTTTAAAGAAAGTACGGAACTTGGCCAAGAATTACAACTTTATAATGTGTTGGCACATGAAAAGTTTTCACATGAAAATCAAGCTGAAAGGTTAATTGATGCCGTTGTTAAAACAAGAACTAAATTATCTAATACAAAATTAAAACAAGAAAAATATAATCTCATTAAGGATATAAAAGATAATTATGTTATTAGTGAATTTTTTAGTTCACGTATTCCTAATTATAAACTCTTAGCTTCAGTATATAAAGTGTTTGGATATGTTTCTGATGGTACAAAGCATGACCCGACTGACGAAGTTAAAAGTAGATTTGCAATAGTTGAACATATTATTAGAAAAAAGATAGACACTAATATAAAAACAAATAAGATAATTGAACAATATAAAAAACAAGATAAAGATTTGAGATTATTATCTTATAGTATTTTAATAGACAAGTTTAATACAAAGTATTCATCTTTAAATGAAGAACAACAAGTTTTACTTAAAAAATATATACAGAATATTTCAAATACGAATTCTTTAAGAGAATTTATTAATACTGAAGTTAAAAGATTAACTAAAACGTTAAGATTGAGTTTAAAAGAAGTTGACGATAAAGTTACTGTTATAAAATTAAAGGAAGCTACAAAATTAACTAAGAAGATGACAAATCATAAAATTGTTAAGGATGAAGATGTTGTCAATTTAATGAGATATTATGAGTTAGTTAAAGAAGTTAAAAATGTCATCTCAAAAAATTAAAACCAAACAACTTAAAGAGTTGTTGAGACAAATAATAATTGATGTAATAAATGAAGCATCAGCTACTGGTAATATAGATGGGGGCGAAGGGCCTCCAAAAACACCACATTGGATAAGTCAAAAGAAAAAGAAGAAAAAGTCTGGATATGGTGGTGGTCATAAGAAACCAACGGTTTTGGGATATATGTTGGCTATTGACCCAAAACTAAGAAAAGTTAATTGATTTTAGGTGATACAATGGCTACGTCTTGGAAAAAAGACGGTCTACACTTTTTACATAGATTACGTAGTTTATCTAATTTAAAGAGGAGATGGGTTGTTGAAAAAACTAAAGTTAAAGGTCAAGAACCAAGTAAAGTAGAAACTTTACAATTTATTGATAAATGGATTAAAAAACTGGATGATATGAGAACAGAAATTTTAAAAAGTAGGAGTTGAGTCGTGAGATTTAAAATAAAGGAAGTACATTCTTGGTTAAATAATCTACCAGAAAATAAATGGAGAAAAATTTATAAGGTAGATGCTAAAAGAGTAGCTCATTTTGTAAATCATGGTAGTAATGCAACTTTACCCACTACTTTAAGTAGAAAATTCGGGGATGCTACTTTTCTTAGAGAAAAAAAATTAGCTAAAAACTTTGTTTTGCATAAAATTGATGAAAAGAAACAATTTGATAGAAAGAGTAATAAACCTATAGTTGAAACATTTAATAAAAAACTTTTAAAAATAATATATGAAGAAATAATAAAACTTGATAGAAGTGGTATATTAAAAGAAAAAATATCACAAGAAGTTAGAGAATTACGTCTTTTTATAGATAATGATGCAAGAATTTATAAATCGAGGTATATTCCAATACTCAAAAATTTGAGTAAGTTTAAGAAAAAGGGTAAATACGAGTCTAAATTAGCTATAAAAGCTTTTATGTACCTAATTGACGATGGGGTGAAACAATATATTAAAAATTATGGTGGTGACCAAAGTACATTTTCAAAAAAAGATAAATTGGAGTTAGCGAAAGATTATACCGAAGAATTTGAATCACAATATAATAATCAAGAATTTGATTTTATGAAATAAGGAGTTAAATCGATGTCAAAATCACTTTTAATAGATATTTTACCCTTTGAGGTAACATCACAACAAATAAACGAGTCCATGTCAGACAATCGTGGTAGATTGGTAGTTAGTGGTGTGTTACAGCGAGCTAATTCTAAAAATCAAAATGGTCGTATTTATCCAAAAGAAGTTTTAATACGTGAAGCTAAAAAATATACAAAAGAATTTATTAAACAAAGTAGAGCTCTTGGTGAATTAGACCATCCAGAGTCTTCGGTTGTTAATTTAAAAAATACATCACACAATGTTAAAGAGATGTGGTGGGAAGGTGATAATTTACTTGGCAAGTGTGAAGTTCTTTCTACACCAGCTGGTAACATTTTAAAAGAATTGTTTAAATCTGGTATAAAACTTGGTATTTCTTCACGAGGACTTGGTTCTGTTGAATCCGCAAACGATGATGATACACAAGAAGTACAAAAAGATTTCGAATTGATAGCATTTGATTTTGTTTCTAACCCATCTACACATGGGGCTTTTATGCATCCAATGAATGAAGGTGTTAATAAAGAAAATACACGTAATGATGGAACTACTTGTGATAAATGGTGTAGAACTGAAGCAATAATTTCAGACATATTAACTGGAATATAAATATGAATCATTCTATGTGGAAAAAGTGGAGAGACTTTAGATACGAAGCTTTAACTGAGGGTGACAAAGACCCAACAATTGAAAATTTGATAGCTGGTATGATGGGTGCGGCCATGAATCTGATTCCTACCCTTACTAATATGACAAAATACATGGATTTCATTATGAAACCAAACGACCCCAAAAAAAGTCCAGAGGAAAATGATTTAAATACACTAACCGTTCGTAATGCACTTGAAGATTTAGATGAAAATGCTAAATTGTTATTAAAAAATTATAAGTTCATAAGAAAGTATATTAAAGATGAATATGGATTTACTATGCACGGTAGTGTAGATAAAGATGATAGTGATAAAGGTAAAAAAAAAGATGAAAATTTAATAGAATCTGGACAATGGGTTGTAAGAATTAAAAAAGGTAAACGAGTAAAAAAATTAGAATGTCCACCAGGATTTAAAGTAGATAGTGGTGGAAAACGTTGTAAAAAACAGACCAGTAAAGATATAAAAACTGGAAAAAAAGCTGCTAGAAAACGAATGAAAAAAATGAAGTCTCAAATGGGTAAAATTCAGAAGAAACGAGCTAAATCTTTGAAAAAAAGAGCGAGTATGAAACTTTAATATGAAAAATTTTATAAAAATTGAAAAACAGACTATTAAAAACATTGATAAAGGTATTGGTGATACAATTTCTCGTGCTATAAAAACTATATCTCGTGGAACAATTAAAGAATGTAATGGATGTACTAAAAGAAGAGAAACTTTAAATAAAGTTCTTCCATATAACAGAGATTAGTTGTGATTAAGTTAAAAAATATAGTGGAAGAATCCGTAAATGAAGATTTCTGGGCTACACCAGCTCCATTTAGTTCACATGATACAAAGGAAAAAGCGTTGAAACAATTAGCAGCTATAGAAATTTCTAAACATATACATTCGGAACTTAAAGAAATGGTAAAAGAAGTGTTAACTGAAGCTGGAACTTCGTCTATTGGTGGTTATGATTTTGGAAAATCCAATATGGGTGATTCTGCAAATATACATATGACTACTGGTTATCCAAGAACGTATACTGTTATTGGTAGAGCATTTTATAATAGAGCTGATGGTGCTGGTCATTCTTATAAATCATTATATACGGTTTTACTTAATAATAGAACGGATGAAGTAGTTATTAATGCATTAAATTTAGGTACAGGTGATTCGGCTACAGCATTTAGAAGTAGTTTAGAAGCTTTTGGAATGGATTCGAGGTTTCCAAGTGATGTACGAAATATTGTTTATGAGTTTTTAGGTATACCCGACCCATTACTTACATCACTACGAAGATATGATGAGTCGTGGGGAAGAAGTTCTACCAGTTGGTTTGGGGGAGGCGGTGGCCCATCGAAACCAATGGATAAAAATATGCCAAATAAATTTTTAATTAATATACCAACATTAAAAGATGCTAAAAAAGTGTTAAAAAAATTGAAAGTAAGGTGGAAGACTGCGATAGATGATTTGACTAAGCCTGGTATATGGTATTTTAGAGATAAGAAAGGCGTTACTGTTGGTGGATGGAAAGAGACTCAAAAAACACTTTACTATGAAAGAAAACTTTTTTAGATTTAATGATATTTATATATGATGAGTAATGTTTCAAAAAAGAATTGGAAATCTTTAGTTGCAATTGCAAAAACAGCTAGAGAATTTTCTGGCAAAACTGGTGATTCATATGATGGAAGAGGATATTTTCCAAATAAAAATATGAGTAATGCAGTTAGAAGTGCCGAAGAAAGAGACGCTAAAATGCAAGGTAAAGCGTTAGTATCTAAAATGGAAAGTCAATATGATAATGCAGATGAATTGAATAAAGGAACACGATATATGGATGTTCCTAAAAAGATGATAAAACATAAACTTGATATAAAAGTAGGAAAACCTGGTACTACACATTTTATCAATACTGAAAATAAAATGAAATATATATTTGGAGAAAGTAAAATGAAGAAATCACAATTTAAACAATTAATAAGAGGTATGGTGTCTGATGTACTCGAAGGTAAGGGTTCAGCCCCTGGTTCACCAAAAGGTGGAGAAGGCGGAGGTTCAGGGTTTGCAACACCTGGTGCCGTTTCTAAAGGTGGATTTTCATTACGAGATTTTGCCAAAGTCCTTGGTGGTTTTGGTGGTGGAAGAACAAGTAAAGCTGGCGTGAAGAACGTGAGCAAGGGGCTCCAACCCGACGTCACAAAAGCAGCAAAACAAGCAAAATATTCTTTATTTAAGGGCAAAGAGATAGATTCTTGGAGAGAAATGGCATTATCCGGGGGTGAATTTGTTGCAAAATCCAAGTACCAGACTACTAAATCAAAAACAAAGACGGTATCTTCTAAAATGAGTTCTTTAGCGGCAATACGTCAAACAGATAATAATTTTATTAAAGCCGCTGGTGGTCGTAAAACAGGAACTGCTAGTGCTAAAATGAAAGTTAGTGCTAATTATATTGCTCAGAAATCAACCGCTATTTCACAATATACCGCTATAATTGATAATGAAAAAAATAACTTGGACAATATGTTAAATACTATTGTTGCTGGTGGTGGTGCTGGTACCAATGAACATCAAGCACTTTTAAATTTAAAAGAAGATTTAGACCTTAGAAGAGCAGAATATGTATTAAAGTGGGATTATGCTACAGCGGCTTATTCTGGAGACAAGACTGGTATGCAAAATGTTCGAAATTCTTTGGAAACAAATAAAAATTCAAGGATGAAACGAGTTAAGAAAGTGGGTTCTGGTACTTATTCATCCGTAGCGGCGTGGTCGTCAGGCGGTAAATACTCGGCAGGAGATGTTGTTACTGCTGCTGGAACCCAATATACGGCCATTGGTAAAGATAGTAAAGCTTGGGGTGCGAATGACCCATCCGGACGTGGAAGTCAAAGCTACTGGCAACCAAAGAAATAATTATGAAAAAATCACAAGTTAGACAATTAGTTAGAGAAACCATTATGGATATGTTTGAAGCAGAGATATCCAAGGGTGGATTTACATTACAAGACTTTAGTAAAGTACATGGTGGAGACACTGGTCAAAGAAAACAAGATAAAGGTTTGTTTAACCTTCAGAAAAAAGTGGAATTTGGTCTTAAAGGAGCTGATATAGATGCTTGGAGACATAAAGCTCTATTAAGTGGTGATAAAGGAAAATTATCACCTGGGAAATATCAAAGAGATGTTACTAAAGTAAAAAGTGTTAGTGCTAAAATAGATAGTTTAGCGGCCATAAGAGCTCTTGACGAACCTTCAAGAAAAGAAACTGGTGGAAGAGCAAATCCATCTGGTAAAGTTAGTGCCGCGTATATAAGTGGAAAAGATGAATCTATTAAACAGTACAATCAACTGGTGGATGACGAAATTAATCGGTTGAAAACAATACAAACTGGAAGTCAAGAAGGTGATGTTAATTTTGTAGCACTTGGAAACTTAATAGAAGATTTGGAGTTAAGAAAAGAAGAATATGCATTAAGGTGGGAGTTTATAACGGCGGCATATAATAAAAATCAAGCGGCTATGAATAACGCTCGCGAATCTATTAAAACTGTAAGAAGTCAACTTTTACAAAGACAAAAAGCCGTTGGTAAAGAACCAGCAAAAAATGGTGGTAAAAAATAACATTTTAAAGGGATGATATGATGAAAAAGAAAAGTAAATTAAACGAATTTTTTATTGCCGGTGGTGTTGTTAGTCGAAAAGCATTTGATAGCCGATTAGATACACCAGTCAGAGGGTCGGGTGTAAAATTATCATCCTTAGTAAAGGAAGGTAATCCAGAATCTTGGGATGAATCCGAAACAACTATGAATGTTCAAAGATTTCTTGAAGATGTTAAGAATTATGCACAAATTGGTAATAATATTTATAGAGAAACCAATCTTAAAGAAATAGCCATCAAAATTTCTGAAATTGTTGAGTCTGCAAAGATTCATACTATGAATGAAACTGATGATTGGTTTGATAGAGTATCCGTAAAAAGAAATATGAAGGAATTGGGTAGTCTGGCTGGTTCTTTTGTTAAAGTTGCTAAAGAATCTAATTTGATGCAACGAAGAATGGAAACTTTATATGAAGATATGGGTAATATATTGAGTAGGTATTATGAAATAGAGGAAGTTTCTTCTATTACTGAAGCCGAAAAGGTAGATAATTTAGATAAACCAGAGTCTGGTGGTAAAGAAGAATATCAGAAATTTTTCAAATCAGCTTTAAAGAAGTTTGGTGTTGATTCACCAGATGAACTTGACGAAGAAGGTAAAAAAGACTTCTTTAATTGGGTAGATAAAAATTGGGCAAACAAAAAATAAATTAATTATATATAGGTTATAGTATGATAAAAGTAGTTGTAAAAAATAATAACATAGAGTACGCTCTAAAACAATTTAAAAGAAAAGTAAAAGATTCTGGTTTATTGCTCGAATTAAGAGAACGAGAACATTATAAAAAATTATCAGATATAAAACGAGTAAAAAAATCGAAAGCAAAATTAAGAATTAAATACGACAAGTTACGTGTACAACGAGAAAAATTGCTTAGAGGCTTTTGAACGTTTTAGTATACTAGCTTATATTTATTTAAAAACCAAATACACCATTTTGCCAATCGGTAAATCCTATATGGTGTACCTAAGATAGTTCACATATTATTGTTCCAAATAACAATACTAATCCTAATTTTATGGAGATAAATTATGGACGACCTTTTGAAAGACGCAATAGCAGACGCAAAAGCAGTTCGCGAGACAGCATTGGAAAATGCTAAAGTAGCTTTACAAGAAGCTTTTACTCCGAGATTAAATCAAATGCTTTCTCAGAAGATTCAAAGTGAAGTTGATGACGACATTTATGAAGAAGATGAGGAAGAAGCCGATGAAGATGAAGCCGATGAAGAAGAGGCTGAAGCTGAAGCTGATGAATATGCCGAAATGGATGCTGATGAAGCAGACGAAGAAGCAGAAGAAGACGCTCCAGATGAAGAAGAACCCGCTGAAGAAGAGGGTGAAGACGAAGCTGGTGAAGAAGAGGCAGAAGAAGAGACAGAAGAAGAGGAAGACGACCTTGACCTTGAAGCAGTTCTGAGGGAATTAGAATCAGAATTGAATGAAGAGGATGACGAGGAAGGTGAAGATTACCCTGTAGCGGATGAAGATGAACCCGTTGATATGGGTGAACCACCCGTCGAACTTAGTCCTGAGGATGCCGAAATGATGCCAGAACCTTCCGGCGAAGAAGGCGAACTTGATTTAGACGCTCCTATGCCAGATGAATATGGCGAGGAAGACGAAGAGGAAATTGACCTTGAAGAAGTACTTAGAGCTCTACAAGAAGAAGATGATGAAGAAGAGGAAGAAGAAGAAGTTGATGAAATTTCCAATTTGAAATCTGAACTTGGAGAACACCGTGAAGTGGTTAAGTATCTGCGGTCTAAATTAAATGAGGTTAATCTACTCAATGCTAAACTCTTGTTTACGAACAAGTTGTTCAGGAATCATTCTATGACTAATGAACAGAAAATTAAAGTCATTGAGCAGTTTGACAGAGCTAAGAGTCTACGTGAGGTGAAACTTGTCTTTTCGACAATCGCCGAATCGTATGGTTCGAAAGCTAAAAGTGTTAACGAAAGTAATAGAGGTTCAGCTTCAAAAACTGTTGCTTCAACTAAACCCAAATCAAAGGCTGTTTTAGCCGAGGGTTCAGAATTGAAGACACGTTTTCAGAAGTTGGCTAAAATACTTTAAAATTGAAACCGTTTAACTTGGAGATTAAAAATGTCAAAAAGTAATCTAAAGTCTATTGAAGGCTTAATGGATAAATATAATCCATATAAAGAGCGGCTAAATGAAACTCGTAAGTTGGTAAACAAGTGGGAGCCCACTGGTTTACTCGAAGGTATTAGTGAAGAATCTAAAGTATTTGGAATGGCAAGTCTATTGGAAAATCAAGCTCGTCAATTAATTGATGAGTCTTCCAGGACAAGTACCCAGTCTAACTCGGAAGAGTGGAGTGGTGTTGCACTTCCTTTGGTACGTAGGATTTTTGGTGAATTGGCGGCACAAGATTTCGTATCTGTTCAACCAATGAATTTACCTTCAGGACTTATTTTTTACCTTGATTTCAAATATGGAACAGCTCAAGCTGGTCACACAGAGAATTCAGATGTACATGGTATGACATCTGGTTCTAATGTCGATGCTTCTGGTGGTCTATATGGAGCAGGTAAATTCGGATATTCAATTAACGATTCCGTAGCAAGTATAGCAGAAGGTAGTTATTCATCTGCTTCAGTTGTTTGGGGTGACGTTGATTTTGAACCCGACCTGAGTTCTTCATTAGCCAACCTAAGAAAAGTCACTATCGCCTTAGCAGACGATGGTATGACAAATCCTGACCAAGATGGTGTAAGAGCCTTCGAAATTTCAGGTTCTGATACAGCGGCTATCGCAACTTATTATCCTGCTTATTCTAACTGGGATGGTTCAAACTGGAACTTTATTGTAAAGACTTCTGGTGCGTACGAAGTTGATGGCTCTGTACATATTAAGTATCACAAATCACCTACTGATATAACTCGTGGTGATTTTGAAGATACACCTGCCGAACCACCAACGGATATTGGAATTCCTGAGATTGATATTCAGATGAAATCTATTCCGATTGTAGCAAAAACTCGTAAACTGAAAGCTGTTTGGACTCCTGAGCTTGCTCAAGATTTAAATGCTTATCATTCTGTTGACGCAGAAGCTGAGTTGACTGCTATGTTATCAGAATACATCTCAATGGAAATTGATTTGGAAATCCTTGATATGTTGATGAGTAACGCTTCAGCAAAAACAGAACGTTGGTCAGCAAGAGTGGGGTATGAGTATAATGCTTCTACTGCTCTTTTCGCTGCCACATCTGATAACGCTTCCGCGTACGTAAAAGGAACTTGGTTCCAGACTCTTGGTAACAAGATACAGTCTGTTTCCAATGCAATCCATCAGAAAACTCTACGTGGTGGAGCAAACTTTATGGTCGTAAGTCCTGAAGTTGCTACTATCATTGAGTCTATTCCTGGATATGCTGCTGATACGTCTGGTGACGCGTCACAGAGTTCATTTGCAATGGGTGTACAAAAAGTTGGTTTATTGAACAACCGTTTTACGGTCTACAAGAATCCATACATGCAAGAGAACGTAATACTTTGTGGTTTTAGGGGAAGTAATTTCCTTGAAACTGGTGCTGTATACGCTCCATATGTACCACTTATCATGACTCCGTTGGTCTATGACCCAACTAACTTTACTCCTCGTAAGGGTGTGATGACAAGATACGCGAAGAAAATCGTGCGTCCTGAATTCTATGGTAAGGTTGTTGTTGCTGATGTTAATTACGTTTAACATTTAGAACGCGATAGATAAAATTGGGGAGTCTTTTGACTCCCCTTTTTTTATAGCGAGATATTTATTATTGATAAAATGTACATTTATTAATAGTTGGAGAATAATATGGCAACTCAACCAATA